GTCAAATCCTGTCTTGTGTTCCGCCTGCCTCCGCTTCGTGGCGTCCTTCGTACTCCTTCTCTTGTCTTTGCTTCGTTTCTTACTCATTTGAATCTCCTAAAATTTTCGGTTTCTGTTCACAAATTCCTTGCCTTTATAGTACCCTACCGCAGCGTATTTGCTGCACAAGTAAAACAGCAGAGGCAACAATACGATTGTTCCTACACTACACCAGACTATTTCAATCTTGGACACGGTCACGTCCTCTCTTTTTCATTCCTTTTCGGCGGGCCGTTTGTTTCTGGAATTCCTCTACGGACTCTCTGGAATTTTCGGATGCCCGCGGCGTAGCGAAATACTTCTGGCCATGCAGATCGACTTCCTTTTCTAATCCCCTTTTTTTCCGGTCAAGGGCATTCACGACATCCTGGAGAATATCGACTCGATGTTTTTGCCTTTGAATTGCTTTCTGGGATTCTTGAATATCAACATCGGTAGAAATTGCTGCCTTAATCATGTTTTCGGTTGTCTTGTCCGGCAAGTTGTAATCTGCTGGGTTTGCCCTGATGTCACGGTCCTTCTCGGCTGCAATAACATCGGCAAGCCGCTTTTGTTCGTCTAACTCAATTCTTGCATCAGTCAGACGACTTGCCCAGTCAAAGAAAATTGTGGCATGATGCATCCACTCTTCTTCAAGACGAGTCAGGTCTATCTCGAACAAACTCGCCGAATCCGCTCCTTCCTCTTCACGAATTTTTTGACCTCTTTTACTCATACTGTGTCTCCTTTCTATCTATATTATCGTATAAAACATGCCTCAAGATTCAAGAAAAATAAAATTTATTTTGCTTTATTGTATTTATTATTATCTACAAATTCCGAACAATAATCATTTGGCTGAACAACAGGCCAATTCTGATCTGACCATCCAGTCCCACTTCCACTTATAACTTGTGGAGGATAGTAATGACACTCTCTTTTGTTTTCTCGTGTTTTACACCAGTAACAATCTATACAGCAGTTCATAGTTTATTTTGCCAGCACGATTATTTCATAACAGGCCGACACGAGACCGGCATGTTTTGTGTCATAGAAATTGGCACCGAAAATATCGATCACGTTATACGCTCGGCCGGACAAGGGGCCTCCCCCCAGCATAACTGCCTTTGCGTATCCCAGAACCATCCACCGAATCTGCTCAGGCTCTTCCCCGGCAGTCTCTTTCAGTATGCTGGCCATCGTGTTCCATTTTGTGCTCTTATTGAAAAGAGCGCGGGCAATCGCTATGCCCTGTACTTCGGCGGTGGCTGTTACTATGGCCTGGAGCATTTCGGATTTCTTTTCCAAGCCGATCACCTTATCCAGATACACGAGCATCTTTCGGGGCGAACCTTCACTGTTGTCGACTATTTTATCCGCAACTTCTTTGAGGAGATTCTTGTTTTCCTTATCACAGACGCTGTCTATCAATTGCAGAGCGTCTTTGTCAGACAATGGATGAACAACTATTTCCATACAGCGATTCCTGACGGTCTTTTTGAGCTTCTGCGGATCGGTCGTGGTCAGTATGAAATAGACGTGAGAGGGCGTGTCCTCCAGCGTCTTCAGGAACTCGTCCTGCGCGTCCGAAGTCAGCTTGTGCGCCTCGTCTATCAGCCAGATGCGGCACTTGCCCTTCATCGGGGCCTGGTGAATCTGCCGGTTGATCGCCCGGATGTCATCCACCTTGCGGGGGGCGGCCTCCATGAAGTCATGTTTGCTGCACTTCAAGGCCCTTCGGAATATCCTGGCGATAGTCGTCTTGCCGCATCCGGACGGGCCTGTGATGAGCATGGCGTGCGGGACGGTATTGTCCTCGACTTTCTGGACAATTGACTTGTCTTTGAATCCTACCAAGTCCTCGAACTTTGTTGGTCTGTATTTCTTGTAGAGTTCTGTCATAACAGTTGTTCTCTCTTTCTTTTCTTTTTCTTATCAGTCATTAGGAATAAGGGTTATTGAGAAAAGGATGTAGTTGCGTTCAATAAAACCTGCAATACATTCGGCAAGATAGAAATGTTCTTCAGTACCTAATTCCATTGTCAGGCCCATACTTTCGGGGGATGGCGTGAAATCATCACCCTCACGTAAAAAATGATATATCTCGTCTTTTAGGTTCATATCTTCACCTTTTTCTTATCATACCAAGTGCCTCCGACAGGGGCGACCTCGGCCTCGATAGTTAGTGGCACGTTTATCCACGGCCAATGTTTCTTGACATCTATTGTCATAACCTGCTTTGCGATTTCAAGATAATCTTCTGTCTCGTCCTTGTGAACATCGGACACAATCGAGTCATGAATCTGCCCGACAATCAACGAACGCATTTTGTATTTCCTTAGCAGCCTCTGGATTTTGATAAGGGACCACAGCAGCCAGTGAAACGCGGAACCCTGCACGGGATAGTTGATGGCCTGTTTCCGGTCCAGGACGCCGGCCACTCTGAATCCAGTCAGGGTGTCAAAATATCCGCTGTCCTGATATGCCTGCCACCAGTCTTTTTTCCACTGGCCATAGACCTTGAACCTGTTATTCCAGAAATCGTATTCGACCTCCTGGATATGTTTCTCGAACGTCCCTTTCTTCGGCTTTTCGTTCGGGTCACAGTCGCCGAGTTCATAAATTCCCTGCGTTTCCAGATGACTGTACAAATCATGTCCGGTTTCCGGATTTGTAAGGTTCATCGTGTCAATAATTTTCCACAGGCCCTGAGCGCAATTGAGATACCAGTCACCGTAGAACTGCGGGAACACAAACTGATTCTTCCCGCAGTATCTCGCATCTTTTGTTATCTCATTCTTTTCCAGGACATAACACTGTCCCGCCATATCTCGGTGAAGGTCAAGTTTCGGATTGTTAATGTACCGAATCATCCGAGGGTCTTTATGATAGCATGTGGCACAGCAAATTTCCACCCCACCGTAATCGACCTCGACAATCTGGTGGTCAGGTCGCGGGATAAATGCCCTGCGAATGAGCTTGCTGATCGCCGGGTCCCGGATAGGGATGTTTTGGAAGTTGGGAGCATCGCTGCTTCCTCGATAGGACTGGACCAGATGAAGGGGGAAATTCGGATGCACAAAACCGTCTGTCACGTGACGGAGTATCCCTTTCAGATACGTGCTCTGGGCTTTCTTGAGCTGCTCCATTTTCAGGTATTTTTTCACGAAGGGCAGACCAGTCGAGCTTAGGGCCTCTTCGTCGGATTTCGGCTTGTCGTTCTTGTTTCGAGTCAGGCATTTATGGCCCATCTCGTCAAATAGGATCACGCCAAGTTGCTCTCGGCTTCCCATATTAGTCTTGGAGCCGAAATGCTTCCGCCACGTCTTATATATTTTGTCTTGCTGAAGTTCAACGGCAATCCTATTTATTCGTCTGTTGGTTTTCTTGATTGCCGTTTCCAAATAGTCTGTGTCCACCCTCATTCCATTAGCCTCGACCTGGGCCAGAGCGACAGAACCGTTATGCAGGAGCTTGTATGCAGAATTTTCACAAGGCAAAATTTTCATTCGTCGTCACAAGGACAAGGAGGAACAATAACAACCATTTCTTCCAGAGTCCAGTCCCAGAGGAAGTCCATATTCATTTCTTCGCCACATTTGCTGCATTTAATTATGATTTTCATTTTAGTTTCCTCATTTGTCTCATCTGTATTTTTGCAAGTTTGTATTCCAACAATGAATCCATTCCATTGTACAGCAGCAGGTCCTTCAAGTCCAGCTCCTTGATGCGGTTGAACCTGTTGCTTTTTGACTGCGATTTCAGGAACGGCTTGATATGCTTATCATACGGAGGCTGCCCCAACTGAACGAATGCCTGGAAGTTCAAACTGGTTATTCCACTGCGATTGTCGAGGACGTGGGCGGCGAGCATCGTGTCCCAATACCAGTTTCGAACACGATGTCCGAGCTTAGCCATTGTCCACCTCTCCTCAAATTTCAAGTTGGCGGCGATTTTTGGTATAGATGATTTCAGCAGTTCACTTGTGGCCTCTATTGCCTCGCCCTGCCAGGGATATGCAATAGTCCGTTTCCCATTCCAGCATACAGAACAGGAAACAATCTCTGGCCCTTTGCCATCTGGTTTTAAGCAATTGGTTTCATAGTCAAAGGACATAAGGGCGTCTGGTTCATAATATAAGAAACATCTAAAGTCCCAAAGGGCTTTAGCGGCTTCGGACGGCCTCATTATCACTTCAACTTGGCTTTTGTAGTCCGGGATTTCCTTCCACGGCTTAGACTCGGCTTTCTGAACAGCCAGCTTCAGATGAGACTTGAACATCTTGGCCAGCACAACATCCCTGCTTTGCCGCAGTATGTAGGACGTGTGATATGTAGGGACAATCCATACATTTGGGTCTGTGCAGGGAATCGCCCATCCTGCCCACCGGCCTATCTTGCCAATATCCGTTCCCCATATTGGAGTCAGCAGGGACTTCCCGGCAACCTCGCCCAGCAGGACGATGACGTTCGGGTTTGCTTTTTTGATGGCCTTCATCAGGTTCGGTCGGCACGCCTCGATCTCCCTGTCGGTCGGTTTTCTGTTTCTGGGTGGACGGCAGATAAGGGCATTGGT